GATTTCTTATAACTGTTGTTATAAGCAGATGACAACTCAACCTTCTTATTACTTACAATGTCGTTTATTGTGTCCGTGTCCGTGAAACACAGATTAGCAAACAAACGATTATCTTCTATATATACATTATCCCCAATACTTCCTTCTTGAAAGTCTTTTGATTTTTTACCCTCCAAACCAAGCCACTGGTGATCATTTGTGATCGGATTGTTTTTGAAACTATCCGCACCTTTCTTTAATTCTTCGGGCGATAAATAAACCTTATAGACTTTGTCTGGGTTTATTTCTTCACCGTCAATTTCTTTCAATCCACCCTCAATCAATTCACTGCCGAAATATTCTAATACTCCAGCCGTTAATATTGGAGATTTATCTACATGCAAATATCCATTTGCGTCTAGATGTCTAACACTCTTTTCATTATTAATTTTGAAAGAGTTTTGAGATTTGATATTCATATTCTATTATTCCTTAACTATTTTGTAACTTTCCGCTGAACTATCCCAAACCGCCCTATATCCTTGAAATATAATGACAGCCTTTGCCCAACATCTGCAGTTAACTCTTTGACTAGGCAAACCTCTATTGCCTTTGCCATCTATTACAGGATGTCTGCTATTTTCATCATTCCATTTATAGATATTACCATCTAATTGTTTATGTCCTCCGAATCCAGTAGATGTTCGCTCATCTTCTATTGTATGCCACTCAAAGTATTCAATACCTGCTGACTGTTGCTCTAAATAATTAATAGAAGCATTTGCCTTCGCAGTTTGGTCGTATGCAATCCTTCTAATTCTCTTTTTTGCAACTATTTTTTGGCTATCAAGCTGTTTTTCAATATTGTTGAACTCAAGACCGCTCTTCATACCATCAAATACTATATTTTCAATATTTGATATATTTTGCTCCGCTACATTTTTAATCAATGAAACATTTTGTTGTATCATTAATTTCAATGCGTCGTTGAAAGCTTTGTAGTTCGGTCTAACCGCAATAGCTTTGCCAATATCTCTTTCAAGATTTGATTTAACCGACCTTTTAGCTTTTCTCGTTGCGATATTTAAAAACTTAACAATGATTTTCTCAGAGTTTCCAGTGAAAATATCAAGATAGCTGTTTTTAACTTTTCTTAATAATAAAGTTATGCCACTTATACTATTTTCGCTTTGTATAGTCTCTTTAGGTTTTATTACTTTGTATTCTTCTTGGATTTCTTCAAGAATTTTAGAAATAAACCGTTGAATTTCGTTTGTTATGGCTTCCCTATAAAAAACTTCTGCCGATTTATTTCTACCAATTAAATTACTTGTAATATAACCTTTATTTATCATTTCATTTTATCGTTATCATCACCATAATCATCAATATCAACAGGCGGAGTTGTATCAATTTCTAAATTTGATATTTTTAATGATTTATCTTGTTTTAACCAATCAAGAACATTAACTGAGGAAACGCCCAAGCTATCTGTTAATATTTGAGCTATCTCAACTTTATTCTTAAATACTTCGGTTCTTTCTTTTTCATTCAAAACTTCAAGAGGATTAAAAATATAATCATCAAACTCAACAAACTTTCCATCACCAACTAAACCAGCTATTATTCCATAACCAGCTAATAAATTTGGTTTAATTAATTGTTGATCGTTGCCTACACCTTCGAAGAAGTTCTTCATGTCACCTTCGCCTGTGGCATTCATTCCATCTGCAGACTTTCCCATTAACAAAGTAAATGGCACATTAGTATTTGCTGATATAATTTGATAGGAGAAAGCTTCATTCTCTGCAAGTCCCGCCAAAGTTGTTTGTATCTGGATTATTTCTTCTTCACTATCTATCGCCCAAACTCTAAAGTTATCCTCGCATTCTGCCATAGCCTCAAGTCTAGATCTAAACATACTTGCATTGTTTCCAGTCCAATTTGAACGGTTAGTCTTCAAAACGACCCTTCTAAATCTTCCCATCAATTCTGCAACACCTTGACTTACAAGATTAGCATTCGCTACATTCTGCTTAATTAGATTTGTTAGTGGTGTTCCATAGTACATTACCATAGGTTTCAACATCTTTGGAGGCTCATTGAAAGCGAAATATAATAATCTGCTTTCGTGAACTGCTCCCAAACCCACAACATACCAAAGACTAGGTTTCATATAGCTAGGACTTGCAACATTCACAGTATCAACCTGTATTCCCGCTGTATTAATAGGCTCTACAAGTCTAAATCCTTTGAATTTTCGACAATCAACATTTTTTAAATCTAAAGGCTGAGTTAAATCTTCGATATTTCCAAAGTCTAAATATAACAACGCCCCACCCTGTCCTTTCGCTGTTTTAACACTTTGACCAAATACATCTAAGTATTTGATTTGATTTGCTTTTCTCTCAACATTAGCAATAAAATCAGAATTAAGTCCATCTTTTACAAGATTACCGCCTTTTGAGAATATACTATTTGTTAAAATATTTAAAACTTTATTAATGAGCGGATCTTGAGTTAAGATCATACTTTCCCAGTAATTAATTACTTGAAAGTTGAAATAAGACAAGTTTGCCGTTGCATATCCCGAGTTAACAGAAGTGAACTGGTTAATCCACTGGTTTTTAACTTTGACTTTATGCGAGTTAAAAATCTTTACTGCTGTTTTTGCCCCAAAATCATTTGCCCCATTAGAAAGTCTAAAAGTTGCGATTGTTTCTGGCTCTTTTAAAAAGTCCTTAGGGTCTTTTTTTGAACCAAAAGCATTTAATGGAATACTTCTATCTTCTTGAGGTAATGATTGCTTTTTAAATATTTTTTTAAATATGTTTTTCATCTGCTAAATACTTTTTTAAAATTCTGCCAATCTATTTGTCTAACTTCTTTTGATAACTTGATACCATAAATCAAAGTATCTATCATATCATCATGAGCGTCGCCTAATCCATCAAAACTTTCGCTTTGATTTAAGAAATCTAAAACCCAACCTGAAACCTCGGGCAACCAAACATAACCGTCATAGATATAGGTTGAAACTTCGTTATACCTTCTTAGTTTGTCAGCTCTTTCTTCCCTTTGTAATTCTGTATTTCTAACAGTCGGATAGATTTCTTTAATAGGTAATCCTGTTCCTTCCAATTCCTGTAACAGGGATTGACCGCTTGCTTTATTTTCAATATATATAGCATTAGGCGTCTTATTATAAGTGTTCTTTTGTTTTTCAAAAAAGCTTTTTAAATCAATTTTGAGGTTTGGAAAATCAACTCTTTTATTATAAACATCAAGAACATATATGTTGTTGCCAACAATACCTATTGACATAAAAGCTGTGAAGTCAGCACTTTCTTTTTTAGAGAAAGCCGTATCACAAACAATATACAAATCATCAAACTCTTGCGGTGCTACATTATATCGTTTGTACCATTCGCTCTTTATTAGATTACCGCCTAAGGCAATCGGTTGTTGCATGTATTGAGACCAAAAAGTATATGGGTCAATTTGCTTTTCTTTATTCAAAAACTTCAACGAAAGTTTTTCTGGAAATATACTATTATTATTTTTATCTATCGCAGGAACTTCTATAAACTTCCACAATTCAGCTTCATTTTGTTTTAACCAACCGATTAAATCATTCTTATGCAATCTCTGCATAATTAAGATAGTCGGCGTTTTATCTTTATTATTTAAACGAGATTTAAGAGTTGCTGTATAATAATCAATTACATTTTGTCTTTCTGTTTCACTTTTATAATCGTCTGCTTTCATCGGGTCATCTACCGCTAGAAATCCGCCAAACTCATCACTACTTACACCAGCTCCAAAACCTGTAATTGTTCCGCCCAAAGCACTTGCCATCAACACACCGTCTTGATTTGTTTTCCAAAGGGCTTTTGAAGCAGTATCTTGTTTTAATGAAACATTAAATATTGTTTTATAAAACTCACTGTCAACTGTATCTCTTACTTTACCCGAGAAATCCAAAATTAATTTGTCCGAATAAGAAGTGTAAATGTTATTGCCTTTAGGATTTATTGTGAAACCCCAGCTCAATGCGTCTTTTAGCAATTCACTCTTACCGCAACGAGGAGCTATACTTATTGCTAAGTTTTGCTTTTCCGCTCTTCCGAAGACCAAATCTTCTATTGATTTTATTATTTCTAAATGAAAAGGTTTAAAAATAAACTGTTCTCTAGCTAAATAGTAGTGCATAACACTAATATAATTCTTCAGCGAACATCTTAATAATTCTCTTGTTTCAACTGGATTTCGCAATAATTCTTTTATTAAATTATCATTTATCATAAGTTGAAATTTTTAATTGATTACTTTAATTTTTCGTTCAATTTCTTTAGTTTTTTAACATCTAATTGATTATTAATAACTACTTGAGGATTGATGTTCTCCACTTTTTCCGTTGGTTTCTCGCCCACTGTATCCCTAATAAATTCCATTACTCTGATATAATCATTTGGCTTAATTTTATCGCTAGATAAAAGGCTAAATATTTTCTCAATAGACATTTCTTTATTAGATTTGCCATTTAAATTCAATTTACTGAGCTGTTCTTCAAGTATTTGCTTAAAGAGTTTTTTTTCTCTTTTGGCTTCCCCGCTAGCAATACCGCCAATCTTAGCTATTTTCCGTTGTTCTTCGCTCGTACGACATCCTTTTTTAAATTTATAAGGGTCTATATTTTGCTGATTTGTCATATTAATAACTATTTTATTTTATTGAATAATCCGTGCTTGCATAAATCCGCATAAATAGGTTTATCTAAGCCAAAATAACTTATTAAATCTTTTGGTGATTTGTCAATAGTATGACTATCTAATTCTTGATTAAACTCGTTGAAATAAGTTATATCAAGTTCTTTTCTGCCTATACAACAACCTATTCCTACTTTTGAATATTTATTTCCATTCTTAACTTGTTCTAACGCTAAAAATCTAGCTAATAGATTTAAAGTTAAATCTGCTTTTGTACCATCTTTTGTCCAAGGAGAACCACCACCAACATTACAGTTTCCACCATAGAAATCAACAGAAAGTTTTCTTCCAGTTGTACCACAATCTCCTACAGAAGAATGAACTACATATTTGCCTGTTCCATTAATTATAAGCTCATAGTCCCCATAAATAACATCATGAACTATATCTATTATTTGTTTTGTGTTATCGTAAAGTTGAGGAATTGCTACAATAACTTTTTTCACATTTTCATCAAGAACAACTTGCGTTTTTATGTCTAGACCACCAACTTTATTTGTTAAAGCTTCATTATAAAGTGTTTGAGCTAGCTTTTTAGCTAAATAGTAGTCTTTCGGCATGAATGCTGTCTTGATGTTATCAATAGCCATGCCAAACATGATACCTTGATCGCCCCACCCATCATTATTAACACCTTGAGAAATATCGTTTGATTGTAATGAGATATGCTTAGTAACAATTATATCATCGCCACATATAGCATTATTACCCCAAATATATTTATAATCTTGATTATAACCCAATGAATTTACAGCGTCTTTAACTGTTTTTTCATAATCAATAATTGCGTTAGTTGTTATCTCTCCGCCAAGCGTTACAAAGTTATCCTTGATCTGAACCTCAAGAGCATATCTAGTCTTACTATCTTGTTCTATTAATCTATCAAGAATGTACTCGCTTATATAATCGGCAATCTTGTCAGGATGTCCTATTGATACATATTCGCTAATTTTCATTTATTTCTATATCGTTTATTTCTTTGATTTCAACATCGCCTAATCTTTGAGTAGCTTTTTTTCCATCACCCTTGATAAAAACTAAAACATTTTGATGAACTTTAACAACTTTTCTGCTAGATTGAAATGTTTTATTACATCTCAACATACTCGTTCCAAGCATTGTTGATAAAGTTATTTCATTGTAATAATTAAATCCAGCATTTATAAAGGATTTTATTGTGTCTCCTAAGAAATTATAATAATTTCCTTTCTTATCCCTAACTTCACCAATTACCCAAACAACAAATGAATTGTCCTGTAATTTGTTATAAACTTTTTTAATAATACTTGAATAAATTTCCAAGAATTTCTGATAATCCATATTACTCAAATCATCTGGATTGTCGCTATATTTTTCCAAATCAGCATAAGGCGGACAACTTAAACACATATTGAATTTATTATCTTCAATAGTATCTAATACTTTGTTGCTATCTCCACATTTATACGCTGGTTGTAAATCCTCACAAACTTCCCTTGCATTATCTATATTGGCGTCTACTTGTTCTTGCCTTAAATCTATTCCAACATAATTTCTTTTGAGTTCACTTGCTATTATTCCTCTAACACTACCTCCAGCAAATGGATCTATTATGTAATCATTTTCTTTTGAAAACCAGCTATAAGCTATTTCACATAATACTGGGTCAAATATAGACGTGTCAGCCCAGCTATTTTCATTATCTTGTTTATTTTCTTGTTTATTTTCTTGCAACAATTTCAAGCTATCATAAAAACTATTGCGACCAACTTCACTTTTTATTCCTCTAGATAACCAATATTTCTTTCTATTCTGCCAATCGCCTTTTTTAGCGTCCAAAATAGAAAAAGGACATTCTATGTATTTGTCTTTTAAAGATCCAGAAACTCCGTCTTTATATTTTTCTTCACTGTCAAATACAGGAACATCAACTCCCCAGTCACCCAAATCTTCAACATTCCATTCATTCGCCAAAATGTTCCA